TGACGGTTATGATATGTGGATAAATTATGCGTATAAAGGCAATAGTAATCCTAAACATCATCATGGTGGATTTTTATCAGGGGTAGTTTATTTAAATAATAAAAGTGATGTAACCCACTTTTTAAAAAATAATATAAATTTTATAGGTAAAAAAGGAGATATGATTCTTTTTCCATCTAATTTAGAACATAAAGTTGAAACACAAAAAGAAGATTATGAGAGAATAACTTTTGCTTTTAATATTAATAAACTATAAATCTATACTTTGTATTTCACAGTAACTATCTAATCCAGCGTCTCCTAATTTTCCAACAGGAATAAAATTAAACGCTAAAGATATCCTATCTTCGTTAAATTTATTTTTATTTACTTTGTGAAAAACTTCTGCAGGAAATATTACTATATCTCCAGGCACGGTATCTAGAAAAAATTCTCTTCTATTATATACATTCCAATCTATAGGCGTTAAATAAAACCTTCTATTGTTATAATCCTGAAAACTAATGGTGGCTTTTTCTTTAGGTGTTTTTAAATATAAAACTCCACTATACATACAATTATTATGATTATGGTATTTAGACTTTTCATTGTAAAGCGTTCTAGTTAACCATGATGTTGTTATTTTAAATTCTTGTTTTAAGTGTAATACATTATTAGTATAGTTATAAAAATGTTCTTCGATATGTTTTCTTATTTCTTTATAAGGTTTTTTATTTAAAATGTTTCTATCAACCGATGATGCTGAAAATTTTTCACTGGAATCAGAGTCTATGGAGATCCATTTAATTTTCTTTAGTTGAGAGTATATTTTACTAACATCATAATCTATATTGTTTACATAAACAGGTTTAGAAAAAAGCGGGTATACTTTTCCGTCTTTCATTATGTTCTCCTTATTTCACTTAAAGAATACTTTATAGGTTTGTCTGATTCTATTTTATATAAAAATGTAATTAATGTTATTCTTTCTTTATCACCAAAATTAATAACACTATGGTAGTTAGAAGAATCAAATATAACTAATCTGTTAAATACAGAATCAATTTTAATTGTTTTTTCAAACCTATCGTTATTTTTTTCTAAATATTTTTTTAATGTTTTATCTGAAGGTTTTTTAAACTGATCGTGTTTTTTATCGTGAAAAATAATTTCTCTGTCATGACTTTTAGGTGTGCATATAGCCGTGCCACATCCTAAATCTTTAGATAAATAAACTATAGAAGTTATTTCTGATCTTGAGTCTTGGTGCACCCAACCTTCGTATGGATAATTATCACCTTGTATTTTTTGAAAAAATTGAGAACCTGACCATGTCATAGATCTGTAATTCATTGGGTACAAAGATGCCATTATTTTTTTTGTAGTAAACTGAAAGAATGTTGTATCAACATTTTCACTACGAGTTCCAGGATATTTTCCGTCTTCAGGAAATCTGTACTCAAATTTTTTTGAGTGTTCTAAAACCATTTCTGGATCTTCAAAAAAGTTATCTATAACTATCGTAGGAAATAACATTATTTTGTAAGTATTTCTATATTATGTCTTAGATGTGCAATTTTATTTAAAAACTTTTCGTTAACTTCTTGTAATGTTTCTATTATTAATTCGTATTTTTTAACTTGTTCTTTTAAAGTTTCATTGTACTCTTTTTCACTTTTAATTACCCATTTTATTTCATCTATATGCATTTCTAATTCTTTAATTTTTTTATCTCTTGCTTCTACTAAAGATTTATTTTCTATAACTACTTTACTCATAATCTATTATTTTTAAAATCTTTTGGTAAACCTAAATGAGGACGAGCATCAAATATTTTTTCTTTTGCACCCGGTGTTTTTGCATTAGTGTAGTGTAAAAATACTTGAGCACAATCTTTTCCTTCAAACGGCTCTCTCCAATGATCTAGTTCATTGCCTCTATATAATAACATGTCTCCAACTTTTAAATTGACTTTTATTTCTTTTGTTGAATTAATAAATATAGGCCATTGTTGACCTCCCAAAAACATGGTGACTGATATTTCACAACTAAATCTATCTCTATGTCTTTTTAATATATCTCCATTTTTATATATTCTTGTGTAAGAATAATTGGGTATTAATTTTAATCTAGAATGTTTTTCTACAATTGGAAACATTTTTATTAATAGTGTTTCCATACAAGCATCTGCATAATGAGAATAAGTGTTAGGAACTTGGCTATCACCCCAATGTCCATATTCTTCTGCAAATGAAGAAATAAATCTTTTTTCAAATAATGTTCTTGCTATTTGTCTTTTTAATAAAAGATATTTATATAAGTAATCTGCAAAATCTTCAGAGATCGCTGATTTAATTATTTTATATTTTTTAGTTTTAAAACTCATCTAAAGGGCCTTCCTACATTCCATATTACAAGAGAGTATCTCGTACCTTCTTTTACTTTTTTAACTCTGTGTCTAACAAAACTTGGAAATACAATTATAGACCCTAATGTTCTAGCTTCTTTACAAACAACTTGATTTTCTTTTTCGCTTTTATTAGGGTGATTAACGTTAAATTCTAAATCTCCTCCTGTAAAATCTTTTTGAGGATCAGATAAAACACAACTTACAGATAATTTTCTTATTCTACCATGTATCTGCGGAGTATTAGGTCTATCATAGGGTTCAGGAAATGAATCTTCATGCCAACCATAAAATTGTCCTTTTTTATATCTTGTAAACTGAAAGCACTCAGAATAATCCCATTCAAAATTCCAACCCGCAGCTCTGTTTGCTTCATGTATGTAAGGTTTTATTTCTTTCCAAATCCAATAATCATCTAACCAAGTTATATTTGATTTTCTAATTTTTTGTATGTTTTTAATTTCTTTTTTAGTTAGTGGATTTAATTCTAAATCTCTTCCTCTTGATACAGTGTCTCCTGTC